ATAAATACGATTATGTTGTTAAAAGAATTCTTTTATTTTGACCAAGATGGAAACAAATTCAGCCATGATCATAGATATGATGCTGACAGAGACATCAGTGTGATAAGAAAAGATGACACTCGCAAGACAAGACTTACATTAGAACAAATTAACACTATAAGAAAAACTGCTGAAGCAAGAGAACTTGAGCAAACTAAAGAGTTAGATTTTGTAAAACAGATGTACGGTCAACCACCTGCGGACCAGGCCGCGGCACTTTAATTTTAAATTTCTGTAAATATCACTATGCATAGAGTGGCATACGTCATAGGTAATGGTAAATCGCGACAAAACTTTGATCTAAACAAATTAATAGATCGAGGAACCATCTACGCCTGTAATGCTATCTACAGAGACTTTATTCCTAACAAACTTATTGCAGTTGACCCTAAGATGATACATGAAATTGTTAATTATCGCATACAATTTGAAACAGAAGTATGGACCAACTATAATAAAGCATATGAAAAGTATGTAGGATTGCACTATTTTGACCCTACAAAGGGTTGGAGCAGTGGACCTACTGCTTTATATAAAGCCTGTACAGATGGTATGCAAACAATTTATATACTAGGGTTTGATTTTGTAGGTTTAAATGGTGGCAAAAAAGTAAACAATATATATGCAGGCACTCCTAATTACAAAGGAGCACACGAACCTGCAACTTACTATGGTAACTGGTTAAGACAAACAGAAACTATTGTAAGAGAACACTGTGATACACAATTTATACGTGTTATTACTAAAGACGATTATCATCCTAATAACTTAAATCACTTTAAAAACTATAAAACTATCAGTTATAAGGAGTTAATTAAGCAGTTTGATAAGTAAATATACACAAAAACCATGATTTTACCACCATTTGGACCGGTAAAACTGGTTTTTTTGTAAATAGTATTGACAGCCTTGCCAAATTAACATATAAAGGAGAAACAAAGATGTCTGATAAAAGTAAATTTGAACAATTATTAGACCTTCTAGTTAACGAAGAAAAGGAAAAAGCAGAAGGCTTATTCCATGATATCGTTGTAGAAAAGTCTAAAGAGATCTATCAAGGTTTGATAGAATCTGATGAAGCAGAAGACAAAGAAGTCGATGAAGCAACTTCTAAAGAAGAAGATAAAGAAGTTGAAGAAACTGCAAAAGAAGATAAAAAAGAAGAAGATAAAGTAGAAGAAGCAACTGACGAAGAGAAAGAAGAAGAAACTACTGAGTCTTTAGATGATGAATCAATCGAAGAAATTGGTGGTGATCCTGCTGATGACATGATCGATGATGTTACTGCTGACGATAAAGGCGAAATGGGTGACAAAGATTTTGATGATGACGGCAAAATGGATGACCATGAAGAAGATCACGAAGATTTAGAGGACCGTGTTGTAGATTTAGAAGATGCTTTAGATGATCTAAAAGCAGAATTTGAAACTATGATGGGGGACAAAGGTGAAGAAGGCGGAGAAGAAGAGCCTATGGAACCTAAAATGGATTCAGACGCCGAAGAGGCAATTGAAGAACCTGCTGTAGAGTCTAGCGATAGCGAAGACGAAGCAACAGAAGAAGCAGTTGAAGACGAAGCAACAGACAAAACCGCTGGCGAAACTATGAGAGAGTATGTCGAAAAAGTTTCTGCTCCGTCGAACAAAGAAGGCGCTGATAACTCAGCCAGTCCAGTAGCATCGAAAGGTGGTAAGGATTCTGGTGCTGACGGCAAGAATATTGCTCAAAGCAAAGAGGAAAAGGGCGGTACTGCACCGGCTGTTAAGGATATGGGTAAGTCATTTGATAACGAACCTGGATCTAAAGCAGGCGACAGTCTAAAACCAGCATCTGTTAAAAAGAGTGCTGAGTAATTAAAGGAGTTTGCTAAATGGCATACTTGCGTGAAAATTTGACGTTTGACCAAGCAAGGGTCACCCTAGAGTCTCAAGGAGAAGGAGATAAAAAAGATCTGTATCTTAAAGGCATCTGTATTCAGGGTGGTGTGAAAAACGCAAATCAGCGAATCTACCCTGTCTCCGAGATAGGCAACGCTGTTAAGACTCTAAAAGATCAAATTTCAGGCGGTTATTCAGTTCTTGGTGAAGTTGATCACCCAGATGATTTAAAAGTAAATTTGGACCGTGTGTCCCACATGATTACTGATTGTTGGATGGACGGTCCTAACGGTTTTGGCAAAATGAAAATTTTGCCGACACCTATGGGTAACCTAGTTAAAACGATGCTGGAAAGCGGAGTTAAATTAGGAGTATCCAGCAGAGGTAGTGGAAATGTTAATGACTCTAATGGGGAAGTTAGCGATTTTGAAATTATCACGGTTGACGTGGTAGCACAACCTAGTGCTCCAGGGGCTTATCCTACACCAATCTATGAACACTTGATGAATACAAAAGGTGGTTATGGAATGATTAAGATGGCTTCTGAGGTACAACAAGATACAAGGGCACAAAAGTATCTTAGAGAAGAACTGTTACGGGTTATAAAAGGCCTGTAATATAAACTTAGGAGAAACACGATGAGTGATGTTTTTAACAAACTTTTTGAAACTGGGATCATTAGTGAAGAGGTCAAAGACCAAATCGCTGGTGCTTGGGATGAAAAAGTAAAAGAACACCGTGATAGTGTTACTGCTGAACTCCGTGAGGAATTTGCAAATCGCTACGAACATGATAAGACTAATATGATTGAGGCGATTGATCGCATGGTATCCGAGCGTCTAGAAACAGAAATCAAAGAGTTTTCTGAAGATAAGAAACAACTTGCTACCGCAACTGTGGATTATAAAAAGAAAATCGGCGAACATTCTGAAAAGTTACAGGAGTTTGTACTTAGACAATTGACTAAAGAAGTGTCTGAGTTAAACAATGACCGTAAAAAAGTCACTGAAAACTTTACTAGACTTGAAGATTTTGTGGTCAAAGCACTTGCAAAAGAAATCAATGAGTTTGCAGAAGATAAAAAGGATCTTGCTGAAACTAAGGTAAAACTTGTAAAAGAAGCAAAATCCAAGTTCAACGAACTTAAGAGCAAGTTTGTAGAGCGTACTGCGAAAGTGGTTGAAGATGCTGTTAATAAAAAATTAGCAGTTGAAATCAAACAACTCAAAGAAGATATCACGGCTTCAAGAGAAAACCACTTTGGTAGAAAGATATTCGAAGCATTTGCTAATGAATATGGTAATTCTTACTTAAATGAAAAATCAGAAACTGCGAAGTTAATGAAAGTAGTTGAGAAGAAAGACATAGAACTAGCAGAGGCTAAGAAAGAAATCACAGAGAAGGAAACTATTGTTGAGTCTAAAGACGCTGAAATTAAAGCGGCGAAAGATAAAGCAGAGCGTACACAGGTGATGAATGAGTTGCTAAATCCTTTAGGGAAAGACAAAAGAGAAATTATGTCTGAACTATTGGAAAGTGTTCAAACTGGGAAGTTAGGCACAGCGTTTGAAAAGTATCTACCGGCAGTGATGGAAGATAAAGCACCGAAGGCGACAAAAAAGGCTATTAACGAAGGCGTAGAAGTAACAGGCAACAAAGAAGCAATTAAGGAAGATACTGATTCAAACTTAATTGAACTCCGCAGATTAGCGGGATTAAACTAAAAAGGAGAGACAAAAAATGTCAGATAACATAAACCAAAACTGGCAAGGAACCAAAGAAGCACTTCTTGAAGGTCTTAAAGGATCACAGAGATCTGTAATGGATGTCACTCTCGAGAACACTCGTAAGTATCTCGCTGAGGCGGCAACTTCTGGAGCAACTTCTTCAGGTAACGTAGCAACTCTTAACAGAGTTATCCTTCCAGTAATTAGAAGGGTTATGCCAACAACAATCGCAAACGAAATTGTTGGTGTACAACCAATGACTGGACCTGTAGCACAGATCCACACATTAAGAGTCAGATATGCAGACACTTTTGACACAGCAGTAGCAGGCGAAGAAGCACTTTCTCCGTTCAAAATTGCTGAAGGTTATTCAGGTAACGCATCTACTAACAAAGCAGACGCAACTGCGGCGTTAGAAGGTACTGCCGGTAAAAAGTTAAGCATTCAAATCTTAAAACAAGCAGTAGAAGCCAAAACAAGAAAACTATCTGCTCGTTGGACGTTTGAAGCGGCTCAAGATGCTCAAGCACAGCAAGGCATCGACGTAGAGGCTGAAATTATGGCGGCATTAGCACAAGAAATTACTGCTGAAATCGACCAAGAAATCATTCAGTCTTTAAGATCATTAGCGTCAGTTGAAGAAACTTACAACCAAGCGGGTGTAAGTGGTACAGCAACTTTCGTTGGTGACGAACACGCGGCGTTGGCTGTTCTTATAAACAGAACTGCTAACAAAATCGCACAAAGAACACGTAGAGGTGCAGGAAACTTTGCAGTGGTATCAAACCAAGCATTGACAATCCTACAATCTGCTACAACTTCTGCGTTCGCAAGAACAACAGAAGGTACGTTCGAAGGACCAACAAATACTAAATTTGTAGGTACTTTAAACAATGCGATGAGAGTGTACGTTGACGCATACTTGGCTGATTCAGGTCAAGATGACAACCAAGTACTAGTTGGATACAAAGGTTCATCAGAAGCAGATGCGGCGGCATTCTATTGCCCATACATTCCGTTAATGTCTTCAGGTGTTGTACTTGATCCATCAACTTTTGAACCAGTAGTGTCATTCATGACAAGATATGGTTACATTGAGTTGTCAAACAGTGCATCATCTCTTGGTAACGCGGCTGATTACTTAGGTAAAGTGTCAATCACTTCATCTAACGTATCGTTCTCGTAATCCAATAGACGTTACAACTATTCAAATAGGGCGGCTTCGGTCGCCCTATTTTTTTGACCGAATGTCCAAAAACCCCCATAAATAATTGTATGAAGGAAATAGAAACTAGTTTGGATTGGCAAGAAGTCGAGCAAGAAATACGTAGGCTTGGCAAAAGTGC